AAGATCTTTGGTAAGAAAAATGTTTCTGCCTTATTGCTTCCTGCATTCTATCATTGCCCATTTCTTGAAGATCTTTATCTCTATCCAGGCGTTGTAGACTACAGAGAGTTTACAACTGCAAATGTAATCCTCTCACCGAAAAGAAAGATTGATATTACGATTCCTGCAGGAACTCCTCTGCTACATGTAATTCCATTTAAAACAACAGACGATTTTAGTGCATCATACGGTCCTGGGACTACAGAACAACTCGATAAGTATAAATCCCCGAAGCATTTTTACGAGGGAAATTGGTATCGTAGATTCTATATGATTAAAAAGAAGTTCAAACTAGAGAAAAATACAGGGGATTGAACTTTTTAAAGCGGATTCCCCAGGTTTATAAATAAGAAAATAAAACGGGGAATCCTAAATGGCGCAATTTGTAGAATTAGATCTCGATCAAGGCACAGATCTCTCCTATAATCTAGACCTAACGCAAGACGATGGAAGCCCACTTAACGTGACTGGCTTTGCGTTCTCTTCATCCATTCGAAAATCATATTATTCCTCAAATGTAACAGCAAATCTAGTTGTTACAATTGCTAACTCTGTTGGTGGAAACGTTCTACTGACAATGAATTCTGCAACTTCAGCAAATATCAAGGCAGGTAGATACCTTTTTGATGTAAAACAGAAAGATGCTGCTAATGTAACGACACGCATCATTGAAGGAATTATCACGGTACTGCCTCAGGTAACAAAGTAACATGACGTCGATAAAGGTTACTGCAGCTAACCCGACCATTCGAATCGCAGCAAATCCAACTGACACTTCTCAAGTAAAAGTTTCAACAGCTCGCGGTGGCGCTGGTCCTCAAGGTCCTGGTGGTCCGCAAGGTCCACAAGGACCACAGGGTGTGGCTGGTCCAACAGGTCCATCTGGCGGTCCACAAGGTCCATCTGGTCCGTCAGGTGCTACTGGTCCTCAAGGACCAACAGGTTCAACTGGTGCACAAGGACCGCAGGGTGTTCGTGGTCCTACTGGTCCATCTGGCGCACAAGGTTTAATTGGTCCAATTGGTGAGACTGGAGCACAAGGTCCACAAGGACCAATTGGTATTCGCGGTCCTCAAGGTGTTGCTGGTCCGCAAGGTCCACAAGGCGTAGTTGGTTCAACTGGTGCACAAGGACCACAAGGTCCTTCAGGTGCACGTGGTCCACAAGGTCCTCAAGGTGTGACAGGTGCAACTGGTCCAACAGGACCAAGTGGTGCACAAGGTGAACAAGGTGATCGCGGTTTTGCTGGTCCACAAGGTCCTTCTGGTCCGCGTGGTCTTGTTGGCGCTGCTGGTCCGCAAGGTCCAACTGGCGTTACAGGCGCAACTGGTGATACTGGCGCAACTGGTCCAACAGGTCCAGCTGGTGCGCGTGGTCCGCAAGGTCCAATTGGTGCAACAGGTTTAACAGGTGCAACTGGTCCAACAGGACCAAGTGGCGCGCAAGGTGATCGTGGTTTTGCTGGTCCGCAAGGACCAACAGGTGCACAAGGTTTAGTTGGTGCGCGTGGTCCAACTGGTGTTACAGGCGCAACTGGCGATGCTGGTCCGCAAGGTCCTCAAGGTGTAACAGGTCCTTCTGGTGCAAGAGGTCCTCAAGGACCGCAAGGTGTAACAGGCGCAACTGGTGCAACAGGACCAACTGGTCCTTCAGGTGCGCAAGGTGATCGTGGTTTTGCTGGTCCGCAAGGTCCACAGGGTCCACAAGGTTTAGTTGGTGCTGCTGGTCCACAAGGACCAAGTGGTCCGCAGGGTTTAGTTGGCGCACAAGGACCAACAGGTCCACGAGGACCTCAAGGTGTTGCTGGTCCGCAAGGTCCACGTGGCGCATCTGGTGCATTACAACATTGGGCTGTAATTACATTAGACTATATTGCTAGTGATGGTGATCGACTTGTTGCAAACACAACACTCAATGGTCCATTTACAATCACGCTTCCAAATACTCCAGTTTCTGGTGGTTATGTTCAAGTCACTGATGGTGATAATTGGAATGTAAATCCAGTATATGTAACATCACTTGATAGTACAATTGAAGGTTCTACTGGTCCAGTTGCGCTTGATATTAAAGGCGTTACTGTAGAATTTATTTACAATGGAACAACTTGGGAAGTCACTGCAACAACAGGTCGTCGTGGTCCTCAAGGTGTAAAAGGACCACAAGGTCCAATTGGTCCTCAAGGACCAAAGGGTGATCGTGGATTTACTGGTCCGCAAGGTGTTCCTGGTCCATCTGGTCCTCAAGGAAGTTTAGGTCCACAGGGTCCGTCAGGTCCTTCTGGACCACAGGGTGAAAGAGGTGGAAGTATTCGCATCTCTGGCACTGTTCCAAACACAAATGTTCTTTTTACAATTACTGGAGCTTCTGTTGGTGAAGCCTATATTGTAACAGCATCTGGTCATATTTGGATCTGGGATGATTGTCCTGGTCCTGCTCAATGGATGGATGCAGGTCCTTTTGTCGGTCCACAAGGTCCAACTGGTGCAACTGGTGCTGTTGGTCCACAGGGTCCACAGGGCGTTACAGGTCCACAAGGTCCTCAAGGACCAATCACAGCATATACCTTTGATGGCGGATCGCCAATAAATAATTACACTAATGGTCCTGCCTTTGATTGCGGCGGAGTAAACTAAATGCCTTTTATTCAATTTCAGTTTCGTAGAGGTACAGCATCAGATTGGGCGACTGCAAACACAGTTCTCGCTGATGGTGAAATGGGTATCGAAACAGATACAGACTTATTTAAAATTGGTAATGGTACTCTCGGATGGAACGCTCTTCCGTACGGTGGATTGACAGGCAATACAGGTCCGCAAGGACCAACAGGACCTCAAGGTGTTGTTGGACCACAAGGTCCAGCTGGATCATTTGGTGGTGCAACATTTGATTATACATTCAGCGCTGTAACTGCGAATACAGATCCAGGCACTGGCATACTTAAATTTAATAATTCAAATTTAACTCTTGCAGATAAACTTTACATTGATACTCTAGATGATGCATCAACTAATGTTCATAATTTTCTTGTTACAATCGATGATTCAACATCATCAATCAAAGGTCATTTCAAAGTAAGTAATAAAACAAACGCCAATGATTTTGCGTTGTTTACAATCAGCGGTCTTACAGATCACATTGGATATTTCACAGTTAATTGTGCATATGTTTCTGGTAGTGCATCATCATTTAGCGAATCAGAAGATTTGCTCATCACCTTTGCGCGCACTGGTGACAAAGGTGATACTGGTGCTGCAGGACCACAAGGTCCTCAAGGTCCACAGGGTGTTCAAGGTAACATTGGTCCACAAGGACCAAGTGGTCCATCTGGCGTTGGCTTAGATGGTCCTCAAGGTCCTCAAGGTCCGCAAGGAGCACAGGGTGATATTGGTCCAACAGGACCAACTGGTCCATCTGGTGTTTCAAACGTGGCAGGTCCACAAGGACCAACTGGTCCATCTGGCTCACAAGGTGTATATGGTGGTATCAGTTTCCGTTATTTGTTTAGTTCAAGTACAACAGATTCAGATCCTGGAGTTGGCAATTTACGATTGAATAATGCGGCAACAACTCTTGCTTCAAAAATGTTTATTGATAATGTTGATGCTGATGGCGCCAACATTCTCACATTCCTCACATCGCTTGATGATAGTACAAGTTCTGTTAAAGGTTATTTCAATCTAATTGACAAATCCTCATCAAGTAATTTTGCTTTGTATTCAATCAGTGAGTTGACAGATAAAACTGGATACTATGAATTAGATCTTACACACATTACTGGTAGTGCTGCTGCATTTGCAAATGCTCAAGAAGTGATCATTACCTTTGCGCGTACAGGCGATCGCGGTCCACAAGGACCACAAGGTGTGATTGGTCCTCAAGGTCCATCTGGTCCACAAGGTGTTGCTGGTGCTACTGGACCACAAGGACCATCAGGACCATCTGGAGCTGGATTAGATGGACCACAAGGTCCTCAAGGTCCTCAAGGTGTTCTTGGTCCACAAGGACCACAAGGACCATCTGGAGCAGCATCAAATGTTGCAGGTCCACAAGGTCCGCAAGGCGTTGAAGGTCCACAAGGACCACAGGGTCCATCTGGTGTTTCAAATGTTCCTGGACCAACAGGACCAGAAGGTCCACAAGGTCCGCAAGGACCACAAGGTTCACAAGGTCCAATTGGATCAACTGGCGAAGCAGGTCCACAAGGACCACAGGGTCCACAAGGACCACAAGGACCGCAAGGTCCTCAAGGAGTGATTGGTGACACTGGACCACAGGGTCCACAAGGACCGCAAGGTCCACAAGGACCGCAAGGTGTGACTGGTGATACTGGACCACAAGGTCCTCAAGGTGTGACTGGTGACACTGGACCACAAGGACCACAAGGTGTGACTGGTAACACTGGTCCTCAAGGACCACAAGGCGTGACTGGTGATACTGGACCGCAAGGTCCGCAAGGTCCTCAAGGTCCTCAAGGACCACAAGGTGTGGTTGGTCCACAAGGTCCACAAGGTCCTCAAGGACCACAAGGTGTGGTTGGTCCTCAGGGTCCACAAGGTCCTCAAGGCGTAGAAGGTCCACAGGGTCCACAAGGTCCTCAAGGTAATGCTGGTCCACAAGGACCACAAGGCGTTGTTGGTCCTCAGGGTCCACAAGGTGTGATTGGTGATGCAGGTCCACAAGGTCCACAAGGACCGCAAGGTCCGCAGGGTCCACAAGGCGCACAAGGATTAAAGGGTGACACTGGCGAATTTGGTGGCGCAACCTTTGAATATGTATTCAACACCAATACAGCAAACACAGATCCAACAAATGGCTTTGTTAAGTTTAATAATACAACGTTGCTATCTGCAACTGAAATGTATATTGATTATATTGATCGTTTAAGCGCAAATGTGTTTAATTATCTAAACACAATTGATGACTCAACATCGTCAATCAAAGGCACATTCAAGATTGCAAATGCAGCAAATACTCTTGAGTATACATTCTTTAATATTAATGGTTCGCATCAGCATGTTACTGATTGGTTTGTTGTTCCTGTTGCTGGATTGAATTCAACTCTTACTGGATCAAATTTCCCAAATAGCACCAATGTTATAATGACATTTGTACGCACTGGTGATAAAGGTGACACTGGTCCACAAGGACCACAAGGCGTCATTGGTCCACAAGGTCCACAAGGTCCTTCTGGTCCACAAGGTGACGCTTCTACAGTTGCTGGTCCACAAGGACCACAAGGACCAATAGGCAATACTGGTCCACAGGGTCCACAAGGACCACAAGGCGTAATTGGACCACAGGGTCCGCAGGGTGCACAAGGCAATGCTGGTCCCCAAGGACCACAAGGACCACAAGGTGTTGTGGGCGATATTGGACCACAGGGTCCACAAGGTCCGCAAGGTGTGGCTGGTCCTCAAGGACCACAAGGTCCTCAAGGTCCACAGGGCGCGCAAGGCAATGCTGGTCCGCAAGGACCGCAAGGTGTATCGGGTCCACAGGGTCCGCAGGGTGTTGCTGGTCCACAAGGTCCACAAGGAGCGACAGGACCAACTGGTCCAATTGGTGGATCAAATACGCAGATTCTATTCAATAATAATGGAACGACTGGTGGTAGTGCAAATCTAACCTTCAACCTAAATCAAAATCTATTTGCTGTTGGAACAAGCACACTTTATGTTGATGCAACAAATAGAGTTGTTGGTGTAGGTAATACAAACCCAACTTCAGGATATAATTCTAAATTTAAGATTGGTACAGCATCAGTTGATAATTATACCAATATGACAATTGAAGCTGGAACTGAGCCATCTACATATTGGGCTCATCCAATTGGTTATGCTCAAATCTATAATAGTTATGGTACTGTTGGATTAAATGCATATTTGAATGGTGAGGGAAAAAGTTTAAACAGTAGTGTACTATATTTTGCTGGTTATAATAACACTGCAAACGCATACTTGCAATTGTTTGATGGCAAAGTGCATATTGATGGAAAGGGCAATGTTGGTATAAGCCAAACAACGCCAACATCTAACCTTCATGTTGTAGGTAATGCAAATATCACATCGACAATCACCACTGCAGCAAATATAAATGCTGGCAATGTCTATACCGCTGGCAATATTAGTGGTGTAATGAAGTCAAGTAAAGACTTCATGATTGCAAATACAAATACGAATGCAGCAAATACTGTAGACTTGTCTGTGTCAAATTTCTTCAGACATACATTGACTGCTAGTGTTCAATTTACCTTTACAAATGCTCCAAGTTCTGGCACTGGTCAAATGTTCTCACTCTTGTTGATTCAAGATGGAGTTGGTGGACGCAACCCAACATTTGCGAATACAATTTACTGGGCGGGTGGATCACAGCCTCCAGCTACAACAGCAGCAAATGCTCGTGACATGTGGACTTTCATAACATATGATGCAGGTGCAACATATTGGGGCACATTGACTATGAAGGACGCACGCTAAATAGTATAGATTATTTTATCAGTGAGTTTGTTATGAAAGTACATGTCTTGGTCAATCCACGCAATCCAACAGGGTTGATGAACCGTGTAGATCCATTTGCGGTTCATGGCTACAAGTATATCAAACATTTGTCTCCGCATTTCGATATGGTGCACTATGGCGTTCCTGGTGCACAAGTTGATTGTGAGCATGTGGATATTCCAACAAATCCAACAGAGATACAACGCTTCAACGAACTTGCTGGCGAAGAAATTCGCAAACGTGCAAGCGATGGTGATATTATTGCGTGTTTCTTTGGCGTAGACAACAAACTTGCTTGCGATATGAATCCAACATGCAAGGTTGTTGAACCTTCGATTGGGTATCGAGCAAATGGAATTTTTGCACCATATCGCGTCTTTACATCATATGCAAATATGCACATGTTCTATGGCGAGCGCGGAATGCTCATGAGTCCATCTTGGTTTGATGACGTCATTGGTAATCCTTTTACAGTTAGCGAGTTTGAATACTGCGAAAAAAAAGAAGATTATTTCCTATACTTTGGTCGAGTGTGCGAAGAAAAGGGCGTTCATCTTGCAATTCAAGCAACAGAAAGATTAAACAAAAAACTAATCATTGCTGGTCCTGGATCACTTGCATCTCTCGGATACACTAAAGTTCCTGATCATGTTGAGGTGTTTGGTGTTGCAAATGCTGAACAGCGAAAACAATTGATGAAAAAAGCAAAAGGATTAATCGGACTCACTTACTATGTTGAGCCATTTGGTAACATGATCATTGAGGCTAATTTGTCTGGCACCCCAGTAATTACAACCGATTGGGGTGCATTCCCAGAAATTGTTGAAGAAGGACAAACTGGTTATCGAGTTCGAGATTTTAAATCATTATTGACTGCAATTGAAAATATAGATAAAATATCTCCATTTGATTGTAGAGAATGGGGTTTAAATTTCTCAGATGAAGAGATTCACAACAAACACAAAAACTATTTGAACAAAGTTATTATGAACGATTTCTATGCGTAATCTATTTGTAGTCGGTTCATCTATTCAACCAAGAGAAGGGCGTTTTACATACAGCCCAACTCGTTCTACATTTGCAGCTGACGAAAGATTTCGTCAAACAATCTTTACAATCAATTCAATTACTGCAGCATTCCCAGAAGCCAAGATTGTAATTGTTGATTCGTCTAACGATTATATGGAGTACATACAAACATTCTGGCATATGAAGAATGTGGACTTTGTTCCATTAAAAGAGTTATGCGAAGATGCATTTGAAATTGTAAATACTCATCCCAATAAAAGTCTTTGTGAATCATTGTTATTAAATACATATTTCAAGATTCACAAACCAATTATTAAAGAATACGATTTTGTATTCAAGGCAACTGGTCGATATTTCTATTTTGATTTTAATGATAAGTTGTTAACGCAAGAAAATAAAGATAAAATATTCTTTAAAAAGCCATTGAACTTTGAGTGGAACGACGCTTGGCGATACAGTTTTGTTGATCGAAGACAGCAGCAAAATAATAATAGACTGCATCAGTACTGTACGGTGCTATATGGATTCGGCTCGGATCATTTAGAGAAGTTTATAGATATAAATGAAGCAACGATTCATCTACTAAAACAACCAGCAATGAATCATTATGATATTGAAACATTATCATATTATTTTACAAGAGCATTTGAAGATAAGATCATTGAAGTAGATTGGAAGGTTTCTGGATGGGACGGAACTTCTGGTCGATTTATGTACTATTGAGGATATAATCATGAAAGTAAAGACGATTATCATCGACGATTTCTATAGTAATCCAGATACAGTTAGAGAATTTGCACTATCGCAAAAATTCGAAGTCTCAGGCAACTACCCTGGACTGAGAACAGTGCCATTTTTAACAGAAGATACAAAAACAATTATTGGAAATATTATAGAATATGCTGGAGGAAAGGTCACTCATTGGTTTGAAGACTCTGGATACACTGGAGCATTTCAAATTTGCACAGCTCAGGATCGCACCTGGATTCATGCAGATCAATTCAATACATGGGCTGGTGTTTGTTATCTCACTCCCGATGCTCCGCTTTCTTCTGGAACTGCACTTTATCGCCATAAAGCCACTGGTCAATATGAACGCTCGGATAAAGATTACGAAGGCTATGACTACACCAAATGGGAAATGACTGATTATATCGCAAACAAGTACAATCGCCTCGTTCTATATCGCGGAAATATGTTTCATGCTTCGCTCGATTATTTCGGAAGTACGTTGCATAGCGGTCGCTTATTCCAGACATTCTTCTTTAATACTGAATACTGATGAAAATTCTTCATGTAATATTTTCGTGTAATCGTCTTCAGTATTTGACGAAAACGCTCGAGTCTTTACATCTATTAGACTATTGCGGGCATCAAGTCGATCGCCTTATAATCGACGACTATCCAAGAACTCGAAATGATTATATTTTCGATCTGCTCGGAAAGACTCATCAATTTAATACCTTTTTGCATAAAGAAAACATGGGGCTTTCGGTCACGTGGTCCGAGTTTTTCGATTATCTCAAGACAGTAGATTATGACTATATCATACATCAAGAAGACGATGTCATTCTAAAAGAACCTATTCGTCTAGATGATATGATCGAAATTTTAGAATCTGATCCTAAAATGGCTTCTGTTGTACTGCAAAGACAAGAATGGTACTTTCACGAACATCCCCCAAAGATTGAAGAATCAGATACGCCAATCAAGCAATACTATTACGCTAAGAATACAAAACAGTTTCCGATTATCTTTTCGTTCTATCGTCGAAGTATTATCAATTATCCTTTTCGAGAATACTGGGGATTTACGATTAACGAAGGTATGATTATGGTGTACTTGGCTCATTTCGAGCAGATGTATTCAGCGATTTTAAAAAATTCAGAAGGGAAAAATATTATAGAACACATCGGCGAAGAGTCAACAGGTCGTCGAATTCTTCCTGGAGAGCCAAATTGGGAGCAATTTGCGCATATGCATCCTGATAAAGTCTATAGTTCTAGAGACGGGAGACTTATTGCATAAACTAAATATACAATAATTAGCGAGGTTCTCCATGGCGCATCCCTCATCTCGTACCGAACTCAAGGATTATTGTCTTAGAAAACTCGGTTTTCCAGTAATTGATATCAATGTCGATGAAGATCAGCTCGAAGATCGCATCGATGATGCTCTTTACATGTATCGCACGTATCACTATGACGGAACTGAGCGTTGCTATCTAGCGCATCAGGTAACTGCAGGTGACATCTCAAACACCTATATTACTCTTGCTGATTCTATCGTCGGCATATCCCAAGTATTTCCATTCACAGGTTCAATCCAGTCATCAACATCTTCGACTGGATTTAACATGTTCGATATTAATTACCAACTTCGCTTAAACGATTTCTATAATCTAACAGCCTCTTCATACACCTACTATGTAATTGCTCGCGAACATCTAGCGATGCTTGATATGATCGTAACGGGACTTCCTCCATTTACTTTCAATAAACAAGTTCATCAACTGAAAGTGTTTATGGATTGGAACAAGTATAAAGATAATGCATATATTGCATTTGAGTGTCATCGAATCGTAGACCCTCAAGTTCATTCTGGAGTGTATGGAGATCTTTGGGTTCGTGACTATACAGCTGCACTCTTTAAGCAGCAATGGGGAACGAATCTGAAGAAGTATGGTAACTATACGCTTCCTGGTGGACTCGTCATCAATGCTCAGCAAATTTACGATGAAGCCACAACAGAAGTTGCAATGCTCGAAGAAAAACTTCGTGATACCTATGAAGAACCAACTGCCTTTATCGTAGGATAAAATGCCAACCAGCGTATACTTTAACAATCAAAAAGCATCAGTTGAACAACAGCTGATTGAAGACTTGATTATCGAATCAATTCGAAATCACGGAATCGATGTTTATTATCTTCCGCGAGAGTCTCGCTCATCGACAGATGAACTATTTGGCGATGATCCAGTGAAGTGCTATCGTAGTGCAATTAAAGTTGACATGTACATGGAATCTTTTCAAGACTTCGAAGGCAATTCTGAGTTCTTCAGTAAGTTTGGTTTAGAAATACAAAAGGTTGCGCGCATGGCTGTTGCTCGTCGAACATTTGAAAGACTTGTAACACGACAATATCCAATAACACATAATCTACCAAAAGAAGGTGATTTAGTTTATCTCCCAACTCAAAAGAAAATAATGGAAATCAAAGGCGTAGAAGAAGAAAAGAACTTCTTCCAAGCAGGTAAGATTGCGCCATATATGTTTGGGTTGACAATGGAAGCGTTTAAGTATAATGGCGAGTTGTTTGAAACAGGCGTCAGTGAAATTGATAATATTTCAGATATACAAGCGATGATTCTAGAGTATACGCTCGACTCTGGCGGTTCTGGAACATTTGTTGATCAAGAATGGGTTTATCAGGGCGCATCGTTTGCAACAGCGACTGCAAAGGGGCTGATTGCAAATTGGAATAAGCCAGAACGTAAACTTAAACTCAAAAATATCTTTGGTGTTTTTGCCGATGGTATACAGATAAAGGGTAAATCAAGTGGTGCAATTTGGACTGTGACAGCAGAAGCAGATCCGATCAAAGATGCAGTTGGTAACAAACTTGATGACAACTTTATTATTGAACAAGAAGCAGACAATATTCTTGACTTTAGTGAAAGCAATCCATTTGGTGAACCATAATGTTATCAAATGTGCATTTCTATCATCGAATCACTCGCAAAATGGTTGTTGCATTTGGAACAATGTTCAACAATATCACATTAAAAAGATACAACAAAGCAGGAACACAAGAGATAGAAAGAATTAATGTGCCGTTAATGTATGCTCAAAAAGAGAAATTCTTTGAGCGTATCACTCAAGATCCAAACTTGGCAAATGAAACAATGATGACGTTGCCAAGAATGAGTTTTGAGATGACAGCTATAACCTATGATCCACTTCGAAAAAGAAGTAACTTCGTAAATAGTTTTGCAGTTGGTGATGATAATACTAAAGTAAAAAATGTTGTTGCGTCACCATATAACTTTGACTTCACACTCTCCATATATGTTCGAAATGTTGAAGACGGCACTCAGATTGTTGAGCAAATTCTTCCTTACTTTTCACCTGATTATACTATGACTCTCAATTTAGTTGATATTCCATCAGAAAAAGTTGATGTTCCATTTGTACTTAATTCAGTATCACAAGATCTAGAAAATGTTGGTGTAAGTTCTGACAATGTTCGTATAATTATTTGGACGTTAACATTTACTGCAAAAGGATACATGTACGGCGCAACAACTGAGTCTAAGATCATTCGCAAATCAACAGCTAATACATATGACACAACATATAACACAACAGCGCAAAAAGAAATTGTGTTTAGCACTGGAAGTGGAGTATTTAAAATTGGAGAATTGGTCTATGAGGGTAGAACTTTAAGTGAAGCCAATTCAACTGCATTTGTGCGCTCATGGAATCAAACAACAAATACGATGATTGTTGCAGATACAAATGGAGTTCTTCTAACTGGCAGATATATAACAGGCGCAGTATCAAATGCATCGTGGAATATACAAAGTTTTACAACACCAAATTATCAGCTCACAAGGCAGGTAATATATCCAGACCCAATGAATGCGAATGCAGACAGCGCATTTGGATTTACAGAAGTATTGCAAGAAACACCATACTTCTTTGATGATAGAGTTGACTCTACTCTCATTAGAGTTGATACTGGTTCTAAGACAGCTGACGATAATTTTTAAGAGAATAAGAAATGACACAACAAGTAATCGATATTGGATCGGCACCAAATGATGGTACTGGCGATACAATTCGTGAAGCATTTGATAAAGTAAATGATAACTTCACTGAACTGTATGCTGGCGCTGGAGCTGATAGTGGTCCACAAGGTCCACAAGGTCCACAAGGCGCAGCAGGTTCTGCAGGTCCACAAGGTCCTCAAGGTCCTGCGGGTTCAAACGGTGACACTGGACCGCAAGGTCCGCAAGGTCCACAAGGTGCGCAGGGTGTAGCAGGTCCACAAGGTCCTGTTGGTCCAGTTGGTCCTGCAGGATCTTTTGGTGGCATTACAGTTGATTATACATTCGACTCAAATACAGGCAACACTGATCCAGGCACTGGTCGTTTAAAGTTTAATAATAACAACTTAACTCTTGCTACTCAACTTTACATTGACGAAGCTGATGATTCTGCAGTTGACATTACTAATCTATTAACAACAATTGATGATTCAACGTCAACAATTAAAGGTCACTTCAAAGTAAGTTTAAAGGCAAACGTAGAAGCCTTTGCATTGTTTACAATTTCATCTGCATCTCATCCTGGCATTTATTCAATCGTAAATTGCTCATATGTTTCTGGTGGTGTAACATCATTCAATAACAATGATGATGTTTTAATTACTTTTGCAAGAACTGGCGATCTTGGTGATACAGGTCCGCAAGGACCAACTGGTCCAACTGGTCCATCAGGTCCATCTGGTCCACAAGGCGAAGCATCAAATGTTGCTGGTCCACAGGGTCCACAAGGACCAGCAGGATCGAATGGCAACACAGGTCCACAGGGTCCACAAGGACCTGCTGGCGTTAATGGTAATGCTGGTCCGCAAGGTCCACAAGGTGTAACTGGTGATGTTGGTCCACAAGGACCACAAGGACCATCTGGTGTCAATGGTGATGTTGGTCCGCAAGGTCCACAAGGTGCGACTGGTAATACAGGTCCACAAGGACCACAAGGACCATCTGGTGTTGCTGGTCCAACTGGACCAACTCTTGCTGGTGTTGTAGTTTATGACGGTGGTGAACCAGATACAGATTTTAGCGTAGGACTAAATATTAATTGCGGAGGCGTTTCCTAACATGGCATATATTCAACTTCAATTTCGTCGCGGTACTGCATCACAGTGGTCAACTGCGAACTCAGTTCTTGCGCTAGGCGAGCTCGGTCTTGAAACTGACACAAGTCAATTCAAAGTCGGCGATGGCACAACAGCATGGAACATATTACCATATGGCGGTCTTGTTGGTCCATCTGGTCCAGAAGGTCCTCAAGGTCCACAAGGCGTAGTTGGTCCGCAAGGTCCTGAAGGTCCGCAAGGTCCTGAAGGTCCTCAAGGTCCATCTGGCGTATCAAATGTTCCAGGTCCACAAGGTCCACAAGGTCCACAAGGACCAGAAGGTCCTCAAGGTGTTATCGGTCCGCAAGGTCCTCAAGGCGATGTTGGTCCACAAGGTCCTCAAGGTCCACAAGGACCAGAAGGTCCACAAGGTGTATTTGGTCCTCAAGGTCCACAAGGACCAGAAGGTCCACAAGGTCCACAAGGTGTCGTTGGTCCACAAGGTCCAGAAGGTCCACAAGGACCAGAAGGTCCACAAGGTCCACAAGGTGTCGTTGGTCCACAGGGTCCACAAGGACCGCAAGGTCCTGAAGGTCCAACTGGCGCACAAGGCGGCTTTGGTGGTGCAACGTTTGAGTATAATTTCCAAACAAATACCACAGATAGCGATCCAGGCAATAGTTCATTAAAACTTAATGACAGTTCAGTAACTCTTGCTACTAAACTTTGGATTGACTATGTTGATCAAAGCGGCACAGACATTCAAAATTTCCTTGCAACAATTGATGATTCAACATCATTGATCAAAGGTCACTTCCGCGTAACAAATAAAGCAAACTCTGCTGACTTTGCTATGTTCACAATCAGTAATTTAACTGACAAAACTTCATACTTTGAAGTTGATTGTGCTTTTGTTTCTGGTAGTGCTGCATCATTTAGTAATGGTGAAGATATTCTCATCACTTTTGCTCGTACTGGTGATAAAGGTGAGACTGGTTTAACTGGTCCACAAGGTCCAACAGGACCATCAGGCGGTCCAACAGGTCCACAAGGACCACAAGGTCCAGAAGGTCCTCAAGGTCCGCAAGGCGTAGTTGGTCCACAGGGTCCACAAGGTCCACAAGGACCGCAAGGACCACAAGGTCCAGAAGGTCCTCAAGGTGTTGTTGGTCCACAGGGTCCGCAAGGACCACAAGGTCCGCAAGGACCACAGGGCGTGACTGGCGATGTGGGTCCACAAGGTCCACAGGGTCCTCAAGGTGTTGTTGGTCCACAAGGACCGCAAGGACCACAAGGTCCAACTGGTGCAACAGGTAACTTTGGTGGTGCAACATTTGACTATACGTTTAGTGCAAATGACTTCCAGGGTGATCCAGGCACTGGTAAGTTGCGTTTGAATAATACAACAATCACATCTGCAAATAAGATGTGGATTGATTATTTGGATGACAACGGAACACAAATTCAAAACTTCTTGACGACCATCGATGACTCAACATCAACGATTAAGGGTCACTTCCGTATTAGCAATAAATCAAATTCAGCTGATTTTGCTCTCTTCACAATTAGTGGATTGACAGATCGCACTGGATACTTCGAAGTTGATTGTGCTTATGTTTCAGGCAGCGCAAGCAGTTTCAGTGATGCTGAAGATATTGTAATCACTTTTGCTCGCACTGGCGATAAAGGCGATACAGGTGCTGTTGGTCCACAAGGTCCACAAGGTCCGCAAGGTCCAGAGGGTCCACAAGGTCCACAGGGTGTTGTCGGTCCGCAGGGTCCACAAGGACCACAAGGTCCAGAAGGTCCTCAAGGTGTTGTTGGTCCGCAAGGTCCGCAGGGTCCACAAGGACCACAAGGTCCTCAAGGTCCTCAAGGCGTAACTGGTGACACAGGTCCTCAAGGTCCACAAGGCGTAACTGGTGACACAGGTCCACAAGGACCACAGGGTCCACAAGGACCAACTGGTGCAACTGGTGGCTTTGGTGGCGCAACGTTTGACTTTACCTTTGATTCTAACACTACTGATAGTGATCCAGGACAAGGCAAATTGAAGTTGAACAATGGCACTGTCACTGCTGCAAATAAATTGTGGATTGACTATCTTGACGATAGCGGTACAAATATCTTCAACTTCTTGGCAACAATTGATGACTCAACATCAACCATTAAGGGTCACTTCAAGATCAGCAATAAGTCTGATCCAAGCGACTTTGCATTGTTTGTTGTAAACAGTCTAACAGATAAGACAGGTTACTTCGAAGTGAACTGCTCTTATGTTTCTGGTAGTGCTGCAGCATTCAGTGCCTCTGAAGATGTCTTGATTACATTTGCTCGTACTGGTGATAAGGGTGAGGCTGGTCCAACAGGTCCATCTGGTCCTTCTGGTCCTTCTGGTGGTCCACAAGGTCCGCAGGGTCCACAAGGTCCTCAAGGAGTTGCAGGTCCACAAGGTCCACAAGGTGTAGTTGGTCCGCAAGGTCCACAAGGCGTAGTTGGTCCACAGGGTCCTCAAGGTCCACAGGGTCCACAGGGTCCAAGCACTTATGACCAATCACTAAACATTGCTGATCCTGTAGTCTTCACTAGCGTGTCAACAAATGTATTGAATGTCAAAAATGTAATTGAGGCAACCAATGCATTGTCTGCTGCAACTGGTACTGTTACGCATGACTGTTCGCTTGGACAAATTTTTGTTCACTCAAGCATTACTGCAAACTTTACTGCCAACTTCACTAACACAACGATTCCTGCAAATAATGCAACATCGTTCACGCTAGTGTTGAATCAAGGTGCAACAGCATATGTTCCAACTGCGGTTCAAATTGGTGGTCAAGCACAAACTGTAAATTGGCAGGGTGGTACGCAACCAGCTGGTTCAGCCAACAAGAAGGATGTTGTTTCCTTCAGTGTTGTGAACAATAATGGAACGTGGATAACACTTGGTCAATTGACGACGTTCGGATAATGTTTAGTTCATTCAGTGGGTCCAGAGCATTTGGTAGGAAAGGGATTTCCTACCTTGCTGGAGTTGTAGCAAGAAGATATAACGGCGGCTATTTTGCTGACGACGTTTCATGGTTCGCCTCGCAAACAGTATCTTCTACTACAATTCAAGTTGGTTCAATATCTGAACCAGGAAGTGATGATGGAAGTGATTTCAGTTATCAATGGTTGGGATATTTTAGACCAACAACAAGTGAAACATATACATTTTATTTGAGTAGCGATGATGCGTCATATATGTGGATTGGCGCAAATGCTATTTCTGGATTTACAACAGGAAATGCAACCGTAAATAATGGTGGGTTGCATGGTGTTGTTGAAATGAGTGGAAGCATTGCATTGAGTGCTGGTGTATATTATCCAATTCGAGTTCAATTTGGTGAAAGAGGTGGTGGTGATGTGTGTACGTTTAGTTTCTCCACAGCAACTATAAGCAAAACAACAGATACAACTGGAAAAACTTTCTACAATCCAGCTACAATGGGTATTTAAATGTTGGGTTCATTTAGCGGTTCATTTAAATTTGGTAGAAGAAAAGTTGGTGTGCTTGATATTGTGCGCACTAATCTTCAACTTTATCTCAATGCTGCTGATTCTACAAGTTATCCTGGTTCTGGAACAACTTGGACAGATTTGAGTCCAAATGGATATGCAACAACATTACAAGGCTCACCAACATTTAATAGCACACACTTCACATTTGATTTTACTGATTACATTGATACTAATCAAAGTTTAGCATCAGAAGATTTTTCTGTTGGTGCATGGTTCCGCACTAGTTCTGCTG